AGAATTTGAATTAATTAGTAATGGTACATATCCTATTTCTAGGTCATTATGGTTTTATGTAAAAGATGCACACGCAGTTGTAATTCCAGGCATTAGAGAATATGTGAAAGAATTTACATCTGATAGAGCAATAGGTGATGACGGATATTTGATAGAAAAAGGACTTATACCACTTAATGATTAAATTTAGTGAAATAAAAGATATACATCCAGAGGGTTCTATTTGGATAGGTGAAAATCGTAATATGAATGACAAAACTCTTTTGCATAGTCAAGCGTTATCTTTTCACGAGAATTTTCTTGATGTTGCAAAAGATGTTCTTACAGAAGAAAAAAGATTTGCAGATGTAACTGAACACGATTGGATGCAACCACTATTTGATAAACTAATGAAGTTATTAGAAGATGTTGGGTTCGGTAAATATTATGTTGTACAAGCAGATTTAAATAAAGCCACAGATGTTCCATCACATTATAGAATGTTATATATACCTTGTTGTTCTCCAGATTGTATTGACTTAGATATTCAAACTGGTGAAAAAGGTATTTTTAAACTACCACTCAAAGAGGGAAGTTTTATAGTAATGCCTCCTAACTCTGGTATTAGAATTATTGCACCACCAGGCAAATTATTTTTAAGTTTGATTATGGGTATTTGTAAAGATGAGGATTGATAGTATACCATTGTTTCCAACAATGATTTATAAATTTAATATTGACCCAAAATCATATGATAAACAAAATATAATTGATGTTGTAGAAAAAAATTATCAGAAAAGTAATTATAGAAACAACTTTGATAGTAATAGTGACTTACATCATTCTTATGGTGATTTTGACAATGACAATTATATCAAACCTAATTTAGATAAATTATTAAATGTATATAAGGGAACATTTACTGAATTTACTAAACAACTAAAATTTGAAAGTTTTGAATATAGTTTAGATAATATTGTTGCAACAAAAGGTTCTCAGTATATGGCTCCTCATAATCATTTACCAGTTGCAGATTATTCTTGTATTCATTATATAAAGTTTAATAAAGATATTCATAAACCAACTACATTTAGAAATCCAAGTATGTATGCTAAAACTTTACATCATTTAAAACCTAAGTTTAAACCTAAAATAAATAGTTTAGACTTCTCAATATTTTCTGAAAAACACTTTGTTCTGACAACAGAAGATGATATGATAATTATTCCATCTTATTTAGAACATCAAGTAGATAAGTCTTATGATGAAGAAATGAGAATAACTATCGTTACAAATTTAATAGTAAATGACTAAAATGATTATAACAAAAAATGATATATTATCAGAGGAAGATAGACTTCTTATGGTAAAAGATATACAGTATGAGTTAAAACATAACCCTACTCCAAATAAACTTAAACCTTTATATCAAACAAAGGTTGACATACACAGAAAATATGTTAAAATACATAAACATTGGGATAATTTTTTCAAATCAATATATGATATGTTTATCTTAAACAAGATAGGATTTGGTGCTTTCACAATGTGTTGGGGTATGAAACAATCTAAAGAAACAATAAATATGTATCACACACACCAGAAAGCAGACACTAACGAAAGTCCAGATTTAAGTATCATATATTATGTACAAAATAAATATCCTAAGTATGGAACTTATATAGGTATTGGAGATATGAAAGAGGGTGTACAAAATTCACTTGTAGTTTTTGATGCAAGTATTCCACATAGGGCTCCAGATTTACCTAAAGATGTCTTAGAAGAAGAAGACAGAATAATAATCGCAATGGATTACATATATGGTTAAAAAATATATACACATAAATCAACACAAGATTCGTGCAAACAAAAAACACGGAACTAATGAACCAGTAATTACTATCAAAGAAGGTCGTAAAAATACTTATTGTCATAGTGTTGAAATACTAGGCCCATCTAAATTATTTTATGGTGGTAATGATAAACCAATTCTACCTTGTGGTGCAAGAGTTGTTATTGAAACTGAAAGTGAAATAAAGATTGATAATATTCAAGAAAGTTAGATGGAAGAATTTTCTATCTACTGGTAATTATTTCTTAGAAGTTCAATTAGATAGAAGTCCTACAACACTTATAGTCGGTGAAAATGGTTCTGGTAAATCAACAGTTCTTGATGCACTATGTTTTGTATTGTTCAATAAACCATTTAGAACTATAAGTAAATCACAACTTGTTAACTCTATTAACTTAGGGGGAACTATTGTTGAGATAGAATTTGTAATACAGAAAAATAATTTTAAAATTATTCGTGGTATGAAACCAAATATATTTGAGATATATTGTAATGGTCGTATGATGAATCAAGATGCAAATGCATTAGATACTCAAAAGATATTAGAACAACAAATCCTTAAATTAAATTATCGTTCATTTACTCAAGTTGTAATACTAGGCTCTTCTACATTTATTCCTTTTATGCAATTAAGAAGTAAAGATAGAAGAGAAGTAGTAGAAGATATATTAGATATTAAGATATTTTCTTTAATGAACTTTTTATTAAAACATAAAGTAAAAGAAGTTTCAGAAGAATTAAAATCAATAGAATATGAGTTTAGAATATCAAAAGAAAAGATAGATTTACAAAACAAATATATTGAAGATATAAAAAGAAACAAAGAAAAAATTATAGAAGAAAAAGAACATTTAATACTTGATAGTGACAGAGTTGTGTTGTCAGAACAAGAGAAAGCAGATAAGATAAATTTAGAAATAAAAAGTTTACAACCAGAAACATTACAAAAAGAAAATGTTAAAAATAGTATTCGTGAATATCATAAAATGGAAGCTAAATTATCTAACAGAGTAGATGAGAATAAAAGACAAAAAGAGTTTTTTGAGAATAACGAAACTTGTCCAGTTTGTACTCAAGATATAGAACTAGAATTAAAGAAACAAAAGATAGAAGAGAAGTCAAAAAGAATACAAGAACTTAATGGTGGTATAGACAAACTTAAAATAGAACTAAATGATAAAGAACAACTTCTTAAAGGTATAGAGATGTTGTCAAAACAAATTAGAGAGAAAGAAGTTGAGGTTGCAAAAATATGTACTTCTATAACACATATGCAAAGATTAATTACACAAACATCACAACAGATTGATGTTATGAAAAAGGGTGAGGTATCAGAAGAAGATAGAGTTAAACTTACAAGACTATCAGAAAGATGTAAATTACAAGAGGAACAAATAACTAAGTTAAGAGAAGATAAGTTTTATGTAGATGTTGCAAGAAATCTATTAATGGACACTGGTATCAAAACAAAGATAATCAACAAGTATTTACCGATTATGAATAAATTAATCAATGGGTACTTGACAAGTATGGATTTTTATGTTAACTTTACACTGGACAATAATTTTAATGAAACTATTAAGTCCAGACACAGAGATGAGTTTAGTTATTCGTCTTTTAGTGAAGGTGAAAAAATGAGGATTGACCTTGCACTTCTCTTTACTTGGAGAGCTGTTGCAAAGATGAAAAACTCAACCAACACTAATTTACTAATACTAGATGAAATCTTTGATAGTAGTTTAGATACTACTGGTACTGATGATTTCTTAAAAATATTGCACACTTTTGCTGACCAAAATGTATTTGTCATAAGTCATAAGGGAGATACAATGTTTGATAAGTTTAGAAGTGTGATAAAGTTTGAAAAACAAAGAAACTTTAGTAAATTATTATGATGAGATTACACAACGGTGATTGTTTAAATATTTTAAAGATGATGATAGAAGATGAGGTCTTCGTTGATTCTATCGTTACAGACCCACCTTATGAATTAGGTTTTATGGGAAGAAGTTGGGATTCTACTGGTATTGCATTTCAAAAAGAAACTTGGGAACTATGTTTTAAGGTATTGAAGCCTGGTGGACATCTACTTGCATTTTCTGGAAGTAGAACATATCATAGAATGGCAGTTGCAATAGAAGATGCTGGTTTTGAGATTCGTGACCAAGTAATGTGGTTATATGGTTCTGGATTTCCAAAGAGTATGAATATTGGTAAGGTAATAGATAAAAAGAATAGAGAAATAATGAATGAATATAAGGGTTGGGGTACTGCACTTAAACCAGCACACGAACCTTTAGTTCTTGCAAGAAAACCTTTATCAGAAAAATCAGTTGTAGATAATGTATTGAAACACAGAACTGGTGGTATTAATATAGATGAATGTAGAGTTGAGGGTAATGATGCAAAATATCCAGATACTAATCCAGACTTTCGTGACCAAGGCCGTCAATCAAAAGAAAATATGGGTATTGATAAATTAAGTTTTGGTCAAACAGAAAATGTAAAAAGAAAAATGGTTGTTCGTAAATCAAGAACTGATGATTCTGTATTTAATAATGGTAATTCTAGTTTTAAAGCAGAGAATGCTTTATATGCAGATGCAGACCCTAGAGGTAGATTTCCATCAAATGTAATGCACGATGGTAGTGATAGTATAAAAGAATTGTTTGAAGATAAATCAAGATATTTTTATTGTGCAAAAACATCAAAAGTAGAAAGAAATCAAGGATTAAATAATCTACCAACAAAGAAAGCATCAAGTATGCCTGGTCGTAGAAACCCAGATGATATGAAAGATTCTAAAATAGATAATGATGTTACTGGTAGATTTGTAACTCAAAAGAAAAATATACACCCAACAGTAAAACCTATTAAGTTAATGAAATACTTATGTAGATTGATTACACCAAAAGGTGGTACAGTATTAGACCCATTTATGGGTAGTGGTTCAACTGGTATGGCTGCAAAAGAAGAGAACTTTGAATTTGTAGGTATAGAAAAAGAAGAAGAGTATTTTAATATTGCAACTGCAAGAATAGAATCAGTAGAAACTAAATCAACATTAGAGGGGTTTTATGATTAAAAAGATTAGTGTATTGTGTTTATTACCATCATTTGTTTTCGCAACAAATCCTTGTGAATATGATAATCAAACTACATCTACAATGCAAGGTACAGTAGAATCAGTAATCGTAAAAGATAAAACAGTAACAGAATATTTTAGAGAAACAAAGAAATGCAAAGTAATAATTAAAGCAAAAGTACAAGGTAAATGGTATATCACTTCACAAGATTATATATTCACACCAGATATGTCAGAGAACGAAGCTTGTCAAAATGCAGTTAATCGTGCAAAGGAAAGATTATTACAAGAGTTTGTTCCAGAAAAATTAGAATCAACTAAAAATTTAAATTGTCAAGTTAAGAGCTTGACAAAACAAAGAATTGAGTGTAGAATAGAGACACTTAATGTTGTAATGCCAGGGTTGGGATTACAAGAAGTTAAACTTAAACAATGTAATAGGTGATATATGAATAAAACTAAAGGCATTTTAACAAATGTTTTAATTTTATGTGGAGTTGCTGCTCTACTTATATTTACACAGTCGTGTGGTACTGTTTCTGGATTCGGTCAAGATATACAAGGTGTATCTGATTGGTCAAAAGAAAAACTACTCAAATCTGATGAAGAGGAGGTGATTAATTATGAAGAAGAAACTCTTTAGTATTCTACCTCTCATCGCACTAGGTTCTTGTGCAACTCAAGTAGATGTTGAACCTTTGGTTGAAACACCAGAGATTCAACAACAAATACAAAAAGTTGAAAGTACATCTAGTGTTATACCAGATTGGTTCAAAGAACTTCCAGAAGATGAAAAAATGATTTACTCATCTGGAACTGCAATCGCACCAGACTTACAATTATCTGTTGATATTGCAACTATGAACGCAAAAACAGTTCTTGCAGATAGAATAAATGGTAAACTTGATAGTATGACCAAACAATTTATTGCAAAAACTGGTACTACTGATTTAGATTCTCAAGTATTAAATGAACTAGAAAGAGTATCTAAGAATGTAATTGCATCAGTAGATGTTGCTGGTTATAAAATTAAAGATATGGAAGTATATCCTGCTGGAACTCAATATCGTTCATTTGTATTATTAGAATATTCTGATGAAGAAGCAATAAAAATACTTATGAATAGAATGAGAAAAGACCGAGCTGTCTATGCAAAACTTCGTTCTAAAAATGCATTTCAAGAACTAGAAAGAAGTGTTGACAAATCTTTAGACCAAGACGAAGTACAATCTTTATCTAATATAGAAAAAGAAATAGACGACTTGGGTAATAATAATAGATACATCAAAACAGTTCCCTCTATTGGGCCTGATAATTGGATGACAGAATAATGAGATTATTTATTGTCTTAATTTTTCTGTTTGCATCAACAACTGCACTTAGTCAACCTAAAAAGGGATTATTTGAGGGTGTTGGTGCATTTTTAGGTGTGTTGGGTGCAAAACAATTAAATGTAACTGACCCATATAAACTTGCAGCTAGTGGACTACTAGGTCTATTCATTGGTGGTCAAGTCGGTCAACATATTGACAGAGTTGAAGAATTACACGAAATAGAAGGTAAAAGATGTAAAAAGTTTATTACTGGAACTAATCGTGTAGGTATGGCTTGCAGAGAGTTCGGACAATGGGTAGTCGTACATATGGAGTAAAAATATGTGGATTGCAATAGGTATTGTAGGGTATTTACTATTACCTTACATAGTATAGAGAAAAGGGAACTTAGTGTTCCCTTTTTTTTTAGTTGATTCCCATTCCTATACTCATTAATATTGTGAATACTGACATTGTAATCGTAAATAAATTCATTTGAATCTCCTATGGCTTGGTCTATATCATTATATATTATTTTGTATAAAAAATATAATGTATATTCATAAATAAAATATCAAAAAAATACAAAAAGGGGTTGACATTGTTTCAAAAACAAGTATAATGTAGTTATGATAACAAATTACATAATAACAATTAAAAAAGGAGTATATTATGGTTGCAGCTGTTGAAACAATGGCATATGCTGGTGAAGTGCCTTGGCACGGATTAGGAACAAAAGTTCCACACGATTTATCAACTGACGAGATGTTAAAACAATCTGGTCTTGATTGGTATGTAAAAAAACTACCTACTTATGTAGATAACCCATCTGGACAACAAAAGACTGGTTCATTTGCATTAGTTAGAAGTTCTGATAACAAAGTTCTTGCACCAAGTGTAGGACAAAACTGGAATCCAGTTCAAAACAAAGAAGCGTTTGATTTCTTTTCTGAGTATGTTGAAGCTGGTGATTTAGAGATGCATACTGCTGGTTCTTTAATGGACGGTAAAATGGTATGGGCTCTTGCAAAAGTTAAACAAAGTTTTGAATTATTCAAAGGTGATGAGGTAGAAAACTATATGTTGTTTTCAAACCCACATCAGTTTGGTAAGTCTATTGATATTAGAATGACACCTATTAGGGTTGTTTGTAATAATACTTTAACTTTATCTTTGAGTACCGATAGTGATTCTATGGTAAAAGTAAATCATAGAAGAGAGTTTAATCCAGAAATGGTTAAAGAACAACTTGGTATTGCAAAAGAAAAAATGGATAATTACAAGACTATGGCAGAGTTTCTTGGTAGTAAAAGATATACTACTGAAAGACTTGTTGAGTATCTTAACACAGTATATCCATCTAATATCAAAGATGATGATATTAAAGACCCATCTGTTCCGACAACAGTTAATGGTAGGAAAGCATTTGAGGTTATTGAAACTCAGCCTGGTAATCAGTATGCAAAAGGTACTTGGTGGCAGGCATTTAATGCTGTTACTTTTAATACTGACCACCAACAAGGTTCTACTACTGACGGAAGACTTACTTCTGCTTGGTATGGTAGAAACAGAAGAGTTAAGTTGAAAGCACTTGATACTGCACTTCAAATGGCAGAAGTTGCTTAGGGACTTGACAAATTATTGACTCTGTGGTAGTGTATAATTATATAAATAAAGATGAGGTGCTGTTCATAAGACACCTCAATGACACAATATAATATACCTACCCTAGTGTCATAAATAAATAGAGTTATGGGGTTCTCTATAAAAAACCCCAACTTTATGAGTTGCCTTTTTGGGACTCAATATTAATCTTGCTTAAAGAAGGAGATAGATATGAATACTTTAGCAACATTAGACCGTAATAGGTTAACACCGTATACAGTTGGTTTTGATAGTCTATTTGATAGACTTTTTGATACTGACTTTCATACAACAAGTGGTGGATTCCCACCATATAACATAGTCAAAAATGATGACTACAACTATCAAATTGAGATGGCCTTGGCTGGTTATTCCAAAAAAGACATTGATATTGAACTAAAGGAGGGAAACTTAACTATTTCTTCTAAAAAACTAGAAGAAGAAATAGATGAGAATACAACTATGATACATAAGGGTATTTCTCATAGAAGTTTCAAAAGAAGTTTTACTTTATCAGATGAGATGAAAGTGAAAGGTGCAAAAATGGAAAATGGAATGTTATACATTGCATTAGAAAGAATCGTGCCTGACCACAAGAAACCTCAAACGATTCAAGTGAAATAAATTTATCGGTGGGGTTGACAAGACCCCACCTTTAATATATAATGATTTTATGAAAAAAATAGATAATGTTAACCACCCACCACATTACAATCAACAAAAAATTGAATGTATAGATGCAATAGAATGTGCAACTGGTGATGGCTTTGAAAACTATCTTCAAGGTAATATATTAAAATACATTTGGAGATATAATTATAAAAATGGTACTGAGGACTTAAAGAAAGCCCAATGGTACTTAAATAAACTTATTGAAGTGAAGGAAACTAAATAATGAAATTGTCAAATCAGACTAAAGAGATATTAAAAAACTATTCTCAAATCAATCAAAACATTTTAATAAAACAAGGTAATCAATTAAAAACTGTATCTGCAATGAAAAATATTGTTGCATCTGCAACTGTTCCAGATGAGTTTTCACAAGAGATTCCTATCTATAATTTAAATGAGTATCTTGCAGCTATGTCTTTATTCAAAGAACCAATTCTGTCTTTCTCTGACAAGTATATGACTATTGCAGAAGAAGATAACAGTTCAAGTTGTAAGTATCATTATTCTGACCCATCTGTTATTGTAACAGTTGATAAAGAAATTAATATGCCTTCTATTGATGTAGAAGTAGATATCACAGAAGAAAATCTAAAGAAAGTTATTACTGCAGCTGGTACACTTGGTGTTACTGATTTAGTATTAACTGGACAAAAAGATAGTACAATACAACTTAAAGTAAAAGATAAAAAGAACAAAGCATCAAATGACTTTGCAATCACAATCGGTAGTGGTGCATCTGCATTTTTTGAATTTTATTTCAAAGTAGAGAATCTAAAACTATTGCCTGGTGATTATAAAGTTCAAGTTTCATCTAAAGGTATTTCTTATTTCCAACATAAGAATTTAGATGTATCTTATTTTATTGCATTAGAACCAGAATCAACATACAATTCATAGGGGAGTTAAATGAATAACACCTTTTTATGGGTTGAGAAGTATAGACCTAAAACTATACAAGATTGTGTATTACCAGAAAATCTAAAGAAAACTTTTTCTGAGTTTGTTAAGAATGGTATTCCTAATTTATTACTAACTGGAGGGCCTGGTGTTGGTAAAACAACAGTTGCAAAGGCAATGTTAGAACAGATAGGTTATGATTATATTATGATTAATGGTTCTGAAGAATCTGGTATTGATGTACTTCGTAATAAGATGAAGAACTTTGCATCTACTATGTCGTTAGAAGGTAGTAGAAAGTTTATCATTATTGATGAGGCAGATTATTTAAATGCACAATCAACACAACCAGCACTTCGTGGTATGATAGAAGAGTTCCACAAGAACTGTGGATTTATTCTTACTTGTAATTTTAAGAATAGAATTATAGAACCTTTACATAGTCGTTGTAGTGTTGTTGAATTTAATATTCCTAAAACTGAAAAACCTAATCTTGCAAAACAATTTATGTCTAGTATTAGAACTGTTCTCACAACAGAGAATGTAAAGTTTGAAGAAAGAGTTGTTGCAGAATTAATTATGAAGTTCTTTCCAGATTGGAGAAGATGTCTTAATGAATTACAAAGATATTCTACCTCTGGACAAATTGATAGTGGAATATTAGTAAACCTTTCTGAAAAGAATATGAGAGATTTAATCACATTCTTGAGAGAGAAAGATTTTACAAGTATGAGAAAGTGGGTTGTTAATAATTTAGACAATGACCCTGCTAGAATATTTAGAAAAATGTATGACAATCTTTATGAGTATTTTGAAGATGGTCGTTCAATCGCAACGGCAGTTTTATTGATTGCAGATTATCAATACAAGGCTGCGTTTGTTGCTGACCAAGAGATTAATTTACTTGCTTGTCTAACACAGTTGATGGGTGAGTGTAAATTTAAATAGGAGTTATTATGGTTGATACAAAAGAAGAAGCATATAGTCTTGCAAAAGATATAAAGATGTCAATGGTTACTAAACCAGCATTAAATATGTTGGAAGTATTCTTACCAGATTATGTTACAAAAGAATTTAATGAGTATATTGATGGTGTAAGAGGAAGTGCAAAAAGTTTTTCACACGAACTTGTAGGACAAATCAAATCAAATGAAAAGTCTGCACAACTAGATATGAACTTTGAAGATAAACCAGTGAAGGGTTTGAAAGCACTTCTTGAAGGTTTTACACACTCATATCTATCATTTTTAGGTTGTGCAGATGCAAAAAGTGATTGTGTATCTATGTGGACAGTTCATAGTTATGAAGGTGATTATAATCCACTACACGACCACGGTGTTAATACACCTACTGGAATGTCTTGCATTTTATATTTAAAAGTACCACCACAAATAGAAAAACTATCTGGTAGTGCAAAAGAATATGAGACTGGTGGACTTAAACTAGATTTAAATAATGCATCTGGTACTACTGATGGTTTCACATTTTTTAGTTGGGGTATGAACTGCACTAGTGATATTAAACAATTAAAACCAGTTCAAGAATCATTTGTAAAACCAGAAGTTGGTAAACTTTTAATGTTTCCTAATTGGTTAAAACATTCTGTATCACCATTTTATGGTGAAGGAGAAAGAAGAACTTTATCTGCAAACTTTGAGATAGAATTAAAAACTATGCCTTTACTTGCAGACCAAAAGATACTTGCACAGAGCCCACAATAATGGCATATGAATTAAAAGAGTATCTTAATTCTATAAACTTCAATAAGAATAATCTTATGGACGGTGAGGACGATATGTATGAAAAAAAGTATAGTCCTTTTATTGTAAATAAATGTCTTGCACCACATAATGATTGTATCTTATTAGTGAATGAAATGAATCGTTATGGTTCAGTTTTAGACAAAGACAAGAAGTTGCAGTATGACTTTTTACTAAATACTATAAGAACAAGGAAAAGATATGCCCCTTGGATTAAGGAAAGTAAATCTAAAAACCTTGAGTATGTAAAAGAATATTATGGATATAATAACTCAAAGGCTAAATCAATTCTTGACATACTGAACGATGAACAAATAGAGTTCATCAAAAGTAAACTGAATAAAGGTGGAATGAAAAAATGAACGAAACTTTATGGAACACAGATAAGATGTTAGAAGTTTCTTTAAAAGAACCAGATGATTTTCTAAAGGTTAGAGAAACACTTTCTAGAATCGGAGTATCATCTAGGAAAGAAAAGAAACTCTTTCAATCTTGTCACATACTACACAAACAAGGCAAATATTACATAGTTCACTTCAAAGAACTATTTGCACTTGATGGTAAAGAGCACAACATATCAGATAACGATATAGGAAGAAGAAATTCTATAGCCTGTCTTTTAAAAGATTGGGGACTAGTTAGTTTTGAGAACGAACCAGAAACCAAAGCTCCACTATCACAAATAAAAGTTATCTCTTTTAAAGAAAAAGGTGAATGGATTTTAGAACCAAAATATAATATTGGAAAAAAGAAAGAGGAAACTGATGAACCAAAAAGCGATTAAAGAAAAACTAAAATCTGCATTTTTATTTCACGCTGAAGGACATATTAAGAAACACCTTGCAAATGTTGAGGTGTTACTTAGTAATCCAAGAGGTATTAGTGAACACGGTGATATCGTAAGTGAAATAGAAAAAGAATTGCACGAAGTTGCTAAGTATGAAGATTTAGTAGATGCAATGAACAAATACTTTCCAGATGAAAAAAAAACACTTGAGGGTTGATTATTTTTAAAAAGATGATATAATTACATTATGGATTTTTATACTAATGTTGTACAGTGGGGTAATTTTCTTTTAGTTCGTGGTATTGATAATAATCAAAGAGTTAATTTTAGATTAAAATATAAACCAACTTTGTTTGTTCCAGTAATGAAACAAACTGATTGGAAAACTCTTGATGGTAAATCTGTAACACCATATCAATTTGATTGTATAAAAGATGCAAAAGACTTTCTTCTCAAATACGAAAGTCAGCCTCATCTTGTTCACGGACTAAACAGATTTGCATACACATATATTTCAGATACATTTCCACAGAAGGTAAATTGGAACATTGACAAACTATTAATTATGACGATTGATATTGAGGTTCAATGTGAGAATGGTTTTCCTAATCCAGAATCTGCGATAGAACCTTTACTTTCTATTACAGTAAAAAATCAACAATCTAAAAAGATTATAGTGTGGGGTATTCAACCCTACAAAAATACAAGAGAAGATGTCACTTATATTCGTTGTCCTAACGAACACGATTTGATTATGGAGTTTATGTCTTTCTGGACAAAGAACTATCCAGATGTCATTACTGGTTGGAATACAGACTTCTTTGATATTCCTTATCTTGCAAATAGAATCAAACAAGTTTGTGGTGAAGATAAAATGCGAGAACTATCGCCTTGGAAAAATGTTAGTGCAAGACAGATTTATAGTATGGGTAGAAATCATTTGATGTATGATATTATGGGTGTATCACAATATGATTACTTACAACTCTATCAAAAGTTTACTTATACCAGACAAGAATCATACAAGTTAGATTATATCGCAAGTGTTGAACTTGGTGAAAAGAAAGATGAAAATCCATATGAAACATTTAGAGAGTGGTATGAAAATGACTTTCAATCTTTCATTGACTACAACATTCAAGATGTGGAAATCGTTGATAAACTAGAAGATAAGATGGGTCTGATTGACCTTGCACTTACTATGGCCTATGAGGGTAAAGTAAATTATTCAGATGTGTTTGGTCAAGTTAAGTATTGGGATATTCTAATCTACAACTTCTTGAGAAAAAGAAAGATTGTTATACCACAGAAAAAATCTTATCATAAAGACGAACAATATGAAGGTGCATATGTAAAAGAACCAATCACTGGTTTACATAAGTGGGTTGTGTCATTTGATTTAAATTCACTATATCCACATTTGATTATGCAATATAATCTTTCACCAGAAACATTATTGAAAAGTAAACATCAAGATATTACAGTTGATGATATGTTAAAAGGTATCAAACTAAACATACCAGACAAAACTACTATGACACCAAATGGTGCATTGTTTAGAACAGATAAAAAAGGTTTCTTACCAACTATGATGGAAGAGTTATACAATGAACGAGTGACTTACAAAAAGAAAATGTTATCTGCACAACAAGAATTTGAAAACACAAAAGACAACAAGTATAAGAAACTGATAAGTCGTTATAACAATATTCAGATGGCTCGTAAGATTTCTTTGAACTCTGCTTATGGTGCAATAGGTAATCAATACTTTCGTTATTACGACAAAGCGATTGCAGAAGGTATTACAAAGAGTGGTCAGTTATCTATTCGTTGGATTGAAAACAGACTTAACAAATACCTAAACAATATTTTAAAAACAGATGATGATTATGTTATTGCATCTGATACTGATTCTGTTTATTTGACTATGGATAAACTTGTTACTAAAACAATTAAAAGTGATAATGCATTATCTAAAACAATAAACTTTCTAGATAAGGTTGCATCAGAATCTATTGAACCATACATTACAAAATCGTATGATGAACTTAAACAATACACAAATGCATTTGCAAATAAGATGTTTATGAAACGAGAAGTGATTGCAGACAAAGGTATTTGGGTTGCAAAGAAAAGATATATTCTAAATGTTTGGAATAGTGAAGGTGTATCATATAAAGAACCAAAGTTGAAGATGATGGGTATTGAAGCTGTCAAGTCATCAACGCCTGCAATATGTAGACAAAAGATTAAAGATGCACTTGAACTTATAATGACAAGTGATGAAAAAGAATTAAACAAGTTTGTAATTAATTTTAGAGAAGAGTTTCTTAAAGTAAAACCAGAACTGATTTCGTTTCCTCGCTCAGTAAAAGGTTTATCAAAATACTTTGATAGTGGAACGACATTTAAAAAGTCAACACCTATGCATATAAAAGGTGCATTGATATACAATCACAAGATAAAACAAAATAGACTTATAAACAAATACCCTTTGATACAAGAGGGTGATAAGATTAAGTTTGTTTATTTGAAACAACCTAATCCATTTACTTCAAATGTAATCACATACATTACTAAACTTCCTAAAGAATTTGATATACACAGTTTTGTTGATTACGATATACAGTTTGAAAAAGTTTTCATTGACCCCTTGACATTAATTTTAAATACGATAAAATGGAACATAGACCGTACCTATGGAACACAAGGTACACTTGAGGATTTCTTTTAGTGAATAAAGAACTATATGATTTATTAAGAAAATGTTCTGATGAAACTGGTTTACCAGTTATGAAAACAGAATTATTTCAGAAAACCATAGATGACTATGGTAAAGAAGATTTTCGTAAGACTCTTGCAGAATATATTACAAATGTAAAACCACCTTTTCCACTTGCAAAATTTGAAGAGAAAAAGGTTGTTGATAATTTTCGTAAATTACAAAGTGCAGACTTTACCGATTATATAACACTAGACAAAAAAGATAGAGTCTTAGAAAAATATCCAGATTACAAATATCCATATAGTAAATATGGATTAGGTGTAATTAGTGCCCCACCTAAATTTAATTATTGTTCTGATTACTTTATGAATGATTTAAGATTAGAGTGTGGTTCTTATGGTTATAAATCACCAGTAAAAAGGTGGAATGATGGTGATAATCTGTGGGGTGCATTTGGGCCTATCTTTCGTAATGTTAATGATACTAAAGAACTAAATGGTAGAATTTATATTATGTCATTTAGATTAGGTACTTATATTGCAACACAATTTAAACCAATAGTTGCAAAAACAATATATGATATGACAGATGCAAAGACTGTATTAGATACATCTATGGGTTGGGGTGATAGACTTACTGGTTTCTTCGCTTCAAATGCAACACACTATATTGGTTGCGACCCTAATCCAAATACTTTTAAAAGATATAAAAAGATGATTGAGTTCTGGAATGGATTAACTGGAAATAAAAAAACTACACAAATATATAATTGTGGTGCAGAAGATTTACCTTGGGATGAAATAAAAAATGTTGATTGTGCATTTACAAGTCCACCATACTTTTCCACAGAGAGATATAACGAGGGTGGTGAAAAACAAGAATTACAATCGTGGTATAAATTTAATGAATATGAATCTTGGAGAGATAATTTTTATCTACCAGTATCACAAAAAACATTTGACTCATTAAGTGATGATGGTGTAATGATGATAAACATATTAGACCCTAAAGTAAAAAACAAAAGATATCGTTCTGGAGATGAACTTGTTGATATGTTATTACCACATTTTATGGGTCAAGTTGGTATGAGAATTATGCAAAGACCACAAGGTGCAACTAAATTTAAAGACGAAGACGGAAACTTTGACTCAAAAAAGTTAAAAGAATTTATGGAGAAAATGTATATTGAGAATATATGGTATTTTAGTAAAGATAAAAATAAAGACATATTTAAACATTGTAGAGTCAGTACACTAGAAAGTTTCTTTTAATGATATACCTAGAGAGTTGCATAGAAACATTAAAGAAAAATATTAATTACAATTATGTACTTACAAGTCCACCAGATTATAATGAATTAGGTATTCCAGCTCACACAAATGATTGGGAAGATTTTTTGTATAGTTGGGTTTCATTATTAAATCCTACAAATAATTTGGTTACTGTTTGCACCACCGATAGAAAAGGTGATGGTAGAATATATCCAAAACATATAAAAGTAATTAAGGTATTTGAAGATAATGGTTGGTTTTTAAGGAAGACTAATATATGGGTTAAGTCATACAAAGTAAATATGTTTCGTATGAACTATATGCACATACTTACATTTGCAAAGAAACCATTTAAATTAAAAAACCCACATATGGTAGATGTTATATTAGATGAAAAATCAACTAATATAGATGGTTTCAAACTTGGTATGAGTTCATTAGTTTGTCGTATGATGATAGAGAATCATACTAATGAAAATGATGTAGTATACGACCCATTTATGGGAAGTGGTACTACTGCGATTGCAGCCCTAGAGGTTGGAAGAAATTATCTTGGAAGTGAGATAAATGAAGAATACTACAATTTATGTAAAAAAAGAATACAAAGTGACTTGACATTACAATAATTTTGTAGTATAAATACTGTTAGAGGTAAAACTCTATAATAGATGCTGTAAAAGGCTACAATAAAAGGAAATATTATGATACATTCATATAAATTTAACATATCTGCAGCCGCAGATAATACAATAATTAATAAATTCACACCAGAACATTTAGAATCAATGATTTCATTGATTAATGTAGAAGCATATCCATCGTTATATGGCAAAGATGTTTTTAAAACAATATATTTTGCTGGTTTTAAAATTATTGATAAAGAAAAAATTAGTTTGGACACAAAACAAATTGAGTCAACATCCGTTGCTACTCAAAAAGCAAGAAGAGGTGGTGGTGTCAGTGATACAGAAGAAAAAGAATTAGATACATCATTAACAACTAAAGGTGTTATATTAAGTGTACCGCCTGGAGCTGTTATGGAGAGAGGTGAAAATGATTATATTTACATTACTGGACAGACTAGAGATGGAAGATATGTAAAATATAATTTTGCAAATAGATTAGTTGCAGTATACAAAAGAAAGCCTGGTTTTACTGATGAACAAGTTCTGGATGAACTTTCGCAATTAGGTAATATTTTTAATCCAAAAACACTACCACAATTTGAGGCAAAAGAATATGATATTATTGATGAAGGCACAAGAGCGTTTTCTGAAGGTTGGATTGATAGAGAATCACCAAATGCTTTTCAATTAGTTTTTGATAGAATTAAACCTCAATGTGATGCAGTGGGTATTGGAAAAATTAGGTGTACTTACCTTGCAATGACTGCTCTAAACAATACTGACGATAAACCAGTATTACCAATGACAAAAGAAAAAGCAAAGACTTGGTTAGATGGTTCAAAGTATAAAGATATTAAAGGGAAAGTAAGATATATTATTGTGTCTTCTGATTTTGTAACTAAGGGTCAAGTTAAGGCTGTTGGTTTAGCAAAGAAATATCCAGATGAAGAAGTAAGAGTCATAGTTCATTGTGGAATTATTACTGGTGGTATTGAACAATACATTACAAGGTTAACAAAATTTTGGGTAGATTGGAATACTCAACTTGATAATTATAGTGATATTATTTTTAATGGTGCAACTATTCAATCTAAAAACTTAACACTTTATGGTGGTGTTCCTCAAGTAACTCAAGAATTTGATACGACACAAGTGTGTTTATTCAAACAAGATAGTGTAGAGGGTGAGTTTACACAGAATTTAAAAGATGAAAATGGTGAAGATAAAAAGATATCTTGGAAGTCAGAATCATCTGAAGTTACTGATTTAGATGGATTTATGGATTGACAAATATAAAAAATATGGTACAATATGTAAAAGGAGATTTGAATGCCTGATTTTTTAAAAGAAGTTATCAAAACAACTGGTAACGAATATGCATCTTTAGTTTCAGACGGAGTTGAAGCTGGAGATGTTGAAGAGTTTATTGACACTGGTTCATATGCTCTAAATGCATTATTATCTGGTTCAATAAATGGTGGACTACCAGCAAATAAGATTACTGCAATCGCTGGTGAAAGTGCAACTGGTAAAACATTTTTTCTAATGGGTATGTGTAAAAACTTTCTGGACAAAAATCCAGAGGGTGGTGTAATATACTTTGAAAGTGAAAGTGCGATTACTAAACAAATGATTATTGATAGAGGTATTGACCCATCAAGAATGGTTATACTTCCAGTAACAACAGTACAAGAATTTAGAACTCAATCATTGAAAGTTCTAGATAGTTATATTAATCAAGAAGAATCTATTCGTAGACCATTATTTCTTGCATTAGATTCACTTGGTATGTTATCAACAACTAAAGAAGTTGAAGATACTGCTGAGGGAAAAGAAACAAGAGATATGACTCGTGCTCAAGTATTGAAAGCTGCATTTAGAGTGTTGACTTTGAAACTTGGTAAAGCAAAAGTACCTATGGTTGTAACGAATCACACATATGATGTTGTTGGTTCTATGTTTCCAACAAAAGAAATGGGTGGTGGTTCTGGATTAAAATATGCAGCCTCTTCTATTGTGTATCTTTCTAAAAGAAAAGAAAAAGATGGAACAGAAGTTGTAGGTAATATTATACATTGTAAAAACTTTAAATCAAGACTTACCATTGAAAACAAAATGGTAGATGTTAGACTAACATATAATAAAGGTCTTGATAGATATTATGGATTACTTGAACTTGCAGAAAAATATAAAGTATTTAAGAAAGTTGCAACAAGGTATGAATTACCAGATGGTTCAAAACAATATGGTAAAACTATATTGAATGACCCAAATAAATATTTCACTAAAGATGTTATGGATATCTTAGATGAATGTGCGAAAAAGGAATTTAGATATGGTGGAACAGAAAGCTTTGAAGAAAGTGAATGATAATACCAAGAGATACTTGGGTAATATCGCAGACAAATATGTTTTTTTAGAAAACAAATCAAAAACAGAACAAGATTGCATTGGTATTAAAGGTGGTAGATATGATGGTGTTGTATTTAAGTATGGAAAGATTGCATCAGTACAAGACTCACAAAACCAAGGTCTAGAAGCAGTTCTTAAATTTCAATATACAGTTGTAGATTACAATGGATTGAAAGAAGAACATTTGAACATAGATTTCAAAAATCTTCTAGGTGATATACTTTGTGATATAGTAGATAAACATTATTCAGAGGGGGTTATTAGTGGTACAAAATCAGACGATAGAAGTGACGACACTAAGTCAGTTATTGAACAATGAAGAATTTAATCGTAAGGTTACACCGTTTTTAAAAAAAGAATATTTCAAAGATAGAAGTCAACAGATTGTCTTTGAAGAAATAAATGACTTTGTAGAGAAATATTCTAAACCACCAACTCAAACTGTTTTAGAAATAGAAATTCAAAACAGAAGAGATTTATCAGAAACTGAAAATACTAGTGCATTAGAACTTTTAAAATCACTTGATAAATCAAAGGTTGATTACGATTGGTTATTAAAAACAGTTGAACAATTCTGTAAAGACAAGGCTGTATATAATGCAGTTGTTGATAGTATAAAAATAATAGAAGATAAAGATAAGAATAACACACCAGAATCTATTCCTAGTATACTATCAGATGCACTTGCAGTATCTTTTGATAATCATATTGGACACGATTATATTGATGAGTCAGAAAGACGATTTGAATACTATCATAGAAAAGAAGATAGAATACCTTTTGATTTAGAATACTTTAATAAGATTACTAAAGGTGGTTTACCTAACAAAACTTTAAATGTTGCACTTGCTGGTACTGGTGTTGGTAAATCATTGTTTATGTGTCATATGGCCGCATCAACTTTGATGCAAGGTAAAAATGTTTTATACATTACATTAGAGATGGCAGAAGAAAAGATTGCAGAAAGAATAGATGCAAACTTAATGAATCTATCTATTGATGATTTACACGAACTACCAAAGAAAATGTTTGATGATAAAATTAATGGTATATCAAAGAAAACAGTTGGTAAATTAGTAATCAAAGAATACCCAACTGCATCTGCACATAGTGGTCATTTTAAAAGTTTAGTCAAAGAACTTGCACTCAAGAAATCATTTAAACCAGACATTATTTTTATAGACTATCTAAATATATGTTCATCAGTTAGATTTAAAGGTAATGCGAGTGTAGGTTCATATTTTTATATCAAGGCGATTGCAGAAGAACTTAGAGGTTTTGCAGTTGAATCTAATGTTCCGATTGTTTCTGCAACACAAACTACAAGAAGTGCATACACTTCAACAGATGTAGGACTAGAAGATACATCAGAAAGTTTTGGTTTGCCTGCAACTGCTGATTTGATGTTTGCATTAATATCTACTGAGGAATTAGAAGATTTAAATCAGATAATGATAAAACAATTAAAGAATAGATATAATGACCCCACAATGAATAAAAGGTTTATATTAGGAATAGATAGAGCAAAGATGAGGTTATATGATGTTGAACAAGTCGCACAAAAAGATGTGTTAGACTCTGGACAAGATGAACCAGTCTTTGATAATACTGGTGTCGGAAAAAGATTAGGAGAGAAGTCTTATGAAAAGTTTTCCGACCTCAAGATATAAAAAGTATAAGATAAAATACTATTATGATGTTGAATGGAGAAATAAAGAAGCTGTCTATGTTGTTATTGAATTACCAACAAATGATGTTGTCCAAGTATTCAAGTTCAAGGAAGATGCTGAAGAAATGGTTTCAAATTTAATGACTATAAGACCATTTGGTAGAGACCCTTTACCGAAATTCTTAAAGGAAAAAAAATGAAAGATGACCCAGTAAAAGACCACCCACCAATATGGGGTAAAGAAGGTAGACAAATATTATTCAAAGAGAGATATCCAGTTGTTCTCAAAACATATGACAAATGGAAAACTCTCAATCCTCTATTAGAAAAATATATTAGACAACAAGGTGATAGAATAAACCATAGGTCAAATGTAAAAGCACAAATGACAGAGTGGAATATGCAATTAGAAGCTGGTGGTGAACATTTTCAAGAACTAGTAAACTGGGTTAGAGAAGTTTCTTTAGAAGTATCACCAGTTCAATTTATACCAGATTGTTATGATGTTTGGGGTGCAGTATATAAAAAAGGTGATTATACTATATCACACGACCATTGGCCTGCAATATGGTCTTGGACATACTATGTAAATGTTACAAGTCAGTGTACTCCACTAGTATTTACTAACACAGATTATAAAGTACAACCAGTAAATGGATTACTAGTAGTATTTCCAGGCTGGGTAAAACATAAGGTATTACCACAAGAAAACGACCACGAAAGAGTTATGGTTGCTGGTAATATAAATGCAAGAAGTGGAATGTTTTAAGGACTTGACAAATGTTCAATTTATAAATATAGTATATACAACTATGGAAAAATTGAACTATGTTAACATTTAAAGAATTTTTATTAGAAGATAAACAAGGCAAAAATCTACACCTTGAACACCTAGAAGATGAAATACTCAACTTCGGTGTTGGTGGGGGTAGAGGTGCGATTAATTTTCTACAATCACTTAGAGATATGTTATCTGGGTCATCTAAAGGTTCAGTTAATATGACTGTTAAGTGGGACGGAGCTCCTGCTATATTTGCAGGCGTTGACCCATCAGACGGCAAGTTCTTTGTCGCAAAGAAATCAGTATTCAATGTAAATCCAAAGTTGTATAAAGAAGAATCAGAGATAGATGTTTCTGGTGATTTAAAAGATAAGTTTGCAATCGCACTTAAAGAATTTAAAAAACTAGGAATAAAAGATGTAATTCAAGGTGATTTGATGTTCACCAAGAAAGATTTAAAAAAGGAGAAAATAGATGACAAAACCTTTATTTCTTTTCAGCCTAATACTATCGTGTATGCTACACCTATTGGTTCTGAACTTGCTGGACGAATCTCTAAATCACAAATTGGAGTTGTATGGCACACCACCTATGAAGGTGATTCACTACCATCAATGTCTGCAAAATTCGGTGTGGATATAAAAGGATTAAAAAATATAGATAGTGTATGGATGGATAATGCTTCATTTAAAGATGTTTCTGGTAAGGCAACATTTACTCAATCAGAAACAGATGAAGTAACATCATACTTATCAACAGTAGGTAAGATTTTTAGACGAATAAATTCATCATTGTTAGAGAAGTTTATTAGACTTCAAAATTCAATGGTAGGGAATTTGTCTGGTGCTTCTCTGAAAACATATAATAATTTAAAAGTAAGAGAAGGACAAACTATCAAAAATGTAAGACAACACGCTCAAGGATATCTTGACCATATTGCAAATCATTTTGATAAGAATAAGGACAAAGTAAAGACACTCGGAGCAAAAGAAAAGATTGAAAGAAATAAGAACGAGTATCTGAGAGAGTTTAAGAAACATATCAGAAATATAGAAAGTGTCATTTCTTTTCAACAAGCCCTTGTGGCCGCAAAGATGTTAATTGTTAAAAAGTTAAATTCAGTTAAACAACTGACGGACACCTTTATAAAAACAAAAAATGGATTTAAGGTTACAAATCCAGAAGGTTATGTCGCAATTAATAATGATGGTAAGGCCGTAAAACTTGTTGATAGAATGGAGTTTAGTTTTAATAACTTTACTGCAATAAAGAATTGGGATAAGTGACTTGACAAACATATTTAAATATAGTAATTATAAAGTAGAGGAATGTTATGAAAACATTTAAACAATTTATAAACGAACAAAAGGAGTATTTAATTATGGGTGACACAAAAAAAGCATATGATATGGAAAGAGTGATTGTATCTGCAGCTGGAGGTGAAAACTTCGTTTCAGACTTGATTCCTAATTCAGAAAAAGTTGGTAAAAAAATTATTAATGATTTAAAATTAACTGGTAAATCGTATTTTCCTAAAAATTCTTATCCAGCAACTGATAAATGGGCAAAATACTTTTTGCCTGATAAACCTAAAGGTTCAACATTGACACCTAAAACTGATTTTATAATCGGTAACAAAAAGATATCTTTAAAAACTGGTGATGCAGTATTAATGTCTGGTGAAAGAAAAGAAGCAACTGCTACTTTTTATAATGCAATGGATAATACAAAAACATTGGATGATGCAGTTAAAAGATTAAAAAAACATATAGACAATATGTTACCATCAACAGATATGACAAAATATAATATAAAAGGTAATAAAACACAATTATCAAAAGCAGGTAAATTTGCAGAGATAGAAATACTAAAAAAAGCAGATGAAGCTCATAAAGCATTTAAAAAAGATATGAGAGATGTATTTATAAATTCAGAAGGATTTGGTAGAGAATTTACTTTTGAAGCAATGACTGGTAAAATTAAATTTGGTGATAATGATGGAACTGCTGACCATTTTTTAGTAACAGATTATGATGGTAATGCAACTTTACATAAAGTAACTAAATCATCAGACGAATATGTTTCTAAAATAATGAAATATGTTAAACCAGATGCAACTTTTAAAACAACACAAAGAACTTCTGCTAAATTAAAATCACCATCTAATAAAAAAGGTGGTACTGGTTATTACACCTTTTGGTCTGCTTTGAAGGTCGGTGTTAAAATGATACAAGAAGAAGAAATAAAAAATGCAGATTTGTTAAATGAGAGTATTTTTGATATAATAAAAAGAACTTTTAAAAAAGCAATTAACTGGATAAAAAGTTTTTTTAAAAAAATTTATAGTTTTGTTTCTAAATCTTATAAATCATTGATGGAATTTATGGTTTTAGAACCAGTTGTGAAATATAATAATATGGTTAAGTGGTAATGAAAACATTTAAACAATTTATAGAAGCACCAAGAATACCTAGAAAGAAAGGTCAACCAGCAGGGTCTGATAAACATTCTGATTTATATACAGATGAGAATCCTAAAGGTACAATACACGGACTAGGATTTAAAGATGAAAAGACTGCAAGGGAAAGTGTAAAGAAAATAAATAGTAGTAATAGAAAACACGCACACAAAATACAAGCTGCGATTGCAATGGAACAAAGAGCAAAAGTTGCTGGTAAAACAAAAGAGGCTGCAATCTATCGTGCTTATATAGAGAAGATGAAAAAGAAAACAAAGGAAATGAACAAATGAAGACATTTAAACAACATATTGTAGAGAAAATGTCTTGTCCAGCTGCAACTCAAAATCTAAAGTTAAATACTAAGAATAGAGATGCAACGATTAAAAATTATAACTACGGGCCGTTGAATGTAGATGAGCCAGGTGATTACTGGAAAGATATCGCAAAATATTGGAAAACAACCGAAACAGCTGCAAAGAAGTCTGTATGTAATAATTGTGTTGCATTTGATATTTCTGAGAGAATGGATGCTTGTTTGCCAGGCAGTACATCTGATGAAGATGGACGATTAGGATATTGTTGGATGCATCATTTCAAATGTCATTCTGCAAGAGCGTGTCATACTTGGGCAAAAGGTGGCCCGATTAAAACTGATGAAAAATCATACGACTGGCAAGAAAGAGGTCAGAAAAAAGAAACTGTTGAATTAGGGAGTGAAATATGAAAACATTTACAGAGTTAAAAAAGTTTGTTATGGATTTAGATGATGATGTTAGAGATATGTATTCAATAGACCAAGAGATTGTTGAGATAATGGATAGTGAAAATCTTGACGAAGTTACTGCGATTTCAAAGTTTATACAAAGAGCAAGAAAGGCAGGAAGAAAGTTAAGAGCAAAATCTGCAATGTTTGTGAAAAAAAGAATGAGGTCATTAAAAAGATATAAAAAACCACAAGCGATAAAAAGAATTGCAAGAAAGAAAGCGATTGATTTATTAGTGCAAAAGATATACAAACTTCCATATAGAAGTTTACCAATGCAAAGAAAAGCACAGATAACTCAGAACTTCTTATCTAAACCAAATATTAAAAAGAAGATTAATAAGATTGCGAAGAAACAAGAAAGAAAAGTAAGAATTGCAGATAGAGAGAGAATTGCAAAAATGAGAGCAAAAAAATGATAGAAGAAGGGCCTATGAAAGAACATATTGAAAGAAGTAAAGAAGGTGTAATTGTTGCAAAATATATTACTTACACTCTAAAAGATGGTATGTTGGTAAAAGATGTTACTACAAGAAAATATATGAAATCATCTAAAGGTGATTACATAGACACATCTAGTAGTGAACCAATAGTAGAGGTATCAAATGAAACTTAGAAACTTATTAGAAGGAACTGAATCAGTTGTATTTACATTTGGTAGATTCAATCCACCAACAACTGGTCACGAAAAACTAATAGAGAAAGTCAAGAAGATTGCTGGTGGTGATGATTATTACATATTCCCATCACATTCTCAGAACAATAAGAAAGACCCTTTACCACTTGCAAAGAAAGTTGCATATATGAGAGATATGTTTCCAAAACATAAAAGAAACATAATCGCAAATAACAAATTAAAAACAGTTTTAGATATTGCAGTTTACTTTCACGAACAAGGTTATAAAGAATTGAATATGGTAGTAGGTTCTGACAGAGTTGCAGAGTTTAAAAAACTATTGACAACATATAATGGTCAAGAAAAACGACACGGTTTTTATGATTTTGATACTATACAAATTTTTAGTGCTGGTGAAAGAGACCCAGATGCAGAAGGTGTAACTGGAATGAGTGCATCTAAGATGAGGGCAGCTGCAACCAATAATGATTATGATACATTTCAAAAAGGATTACCAAGAGGTTTCAAAAATGGTAATCAATTATTCAAGGATGTGAGAAAAGGTATGAACTTAAAAGAAAATTCAAAATACTCTGATGAAGAAATTGAAAGAGATTTATATGTCAGAGGTGCAATCTATCAAATCGGTGATTTGGTAGAAAATATAAATGATGGAACTAGTGGTGAGATTATTAGAAGAGGAACAAACTATGTACAATACACAGACGGTGAAAATGTACATAAAGCATTTCTTCATTCAATAAAAGAAGCAAAAAAAGTAAGAAAAGTTAAACAAGACCCAGATATAAAAGACAGTCCAGGCACAGAACCAGCAAAGTATTACACAAAAGGTGTAGGTGATAAAAAAGGAATGTCTGTATCTACTAAAAAGGCAAGAGATGCCCATTTTACAAAGGGAGCGAAAATGGACGATGATAACCCAAACGCATACAAACCAGCGCCTGGTGATAAAGATAAGAAAACTAAACCATCGCAATATACTAAAAAGTTTAAACAAATGTATGGTGAAGTAACAGAAAAAAGAATTGACCCAGCAGATGTTGATACTTCTGCAACAGATGATGATATTAAAGCTGCAGATAAAAATATTATGATGCAACTAAGAAAGTCTGTATCACTAAGAGGTAATTTTCCAGTTCAATTTATGGATAAGAAAAAAGTAAAAGTTTCATCTAAGATTGCACAAGCAGTTCAATCAAAATATGATTCTATGAAGAAACCAGCAGACAAAGAAAAGTTTCAGAAAATGATTTCTAAATCATATAAAGATATGTTAAGTGCATTAAAAGAACAGTTAGAAGTTGACGAGAGTTTATGGGCAAACATTCATAAAAAAAGACAAAGAATAAAACAAGGTTCTGGTGAGAAGATGAGAAAGAAAGGTGAAAAGGGAGCACCCACACCAGCACAATTACAAAGAGCAAAAGGTGAAGAAACTGATATAAAAGAAATGCCTTATTATAGAAAAATCTATGATAAGATACATCAAATGACTCACCCTAAAGGTTACGATAAGATACTTAAAATGTATATGCAGATGCATAAACAAGGACACAGAAATCCTGCTAGAGCATTAGGACAAATGGTAAAGGGTATTGAGGCAAGAGATATTGCATATTACATAAATGGTTTAGTAAAAAAAGGTAAATTACCATCTGAACTTGCAGCCAAAGTTGATTTTGAAATAGATGAATCTGTAAATCTTACTGAGAAGATTGCTGGTCTTGTTAAGAAATCACAACAAACTGGTGTTCCTTATGGTATTCTAAAAAAGAGTTATGATAGAGGACTTGCAGCTTGGAGAACTGGACACAGACCAGGCACTACACCACAACAATGGGCATTTGCAAGAGTGAACTCAATGTTAACTGGTGGTAAGGCAGACCCAGATTTACAAAAACAAGCAAGAGCATCTAAAAAGAAAAAGAAGAAAGAATCATATGAAATAGGAGAACCTTATGCTAGACATACATTTGATGTTACACCAGGCCAAGACTATGAACAGTCAGTCAAGTCAAAGGTTGCGAGTGAATCCAACATACAAGACTGGTTTGAAAGACCGTCTACTAGAAAAGAGTATCAAGAAAGATACAAAGATGAGTGGGAAGAAAAACTCCAAGAAACCTATAATCTTATGAGGTCAAAGATTTCTAAAGATGACTGTGAAGATAAATATATAGAGAAACTAGAGATAGTAGAATCTGAATATCAAGGTCGTAAAGTTAAGTTAAATGACCCATTTAGACTACCTAGTGGAAGTAATAAAAAGTTTGGTGTTTATGTGAAAAATGAAAAAGGTAATGTAGTTAAAGTGACTTTCGGAGACCCAAATATGGAGATAAAGAGGGACGACCCTGGCAGATTAAAAAGTTTTAGAGCAAGACATAATTGCGATAATCCTGGCCCAAAAACAAAAGCACGATACTGGAGTTGTTTTCAGTGGAGAAAAGGTGCAAAGGTTGATAATTAGGAAAAGTTATGACAACATATAGAAAAACTATGACAGAGATGTATCAACAAGTTAGGGAAAGAGAACTGACTCCAACTGAATTGAAACGCAGAGAAGAGATTGCAAAGGATTTACCAGATGGTGATTTTAAAAAAAGATATGGTGATGACTGGAAATCTGTAAAAATGGCAACTGCAACAAAGATGGCAAAAAAAGAAGTTAATGAATCTAGATATGTTCAAGCGTTACCTCCGAAAGAAGCTATAGTTGCAAGGATTGCTCAACTTATGAAAAGAAAAAATCCAGACCCTTTACAGGCAAGAATAGAGGTGGGTAATTTTATAGAACTTAAAGCACCAGCACTATTTAAGTATTATCGTGAATTACAAAAAAAAGGTATTACAAAGGGGCCTCAAGTTAAGAAGTTTGATAAACAATTAATGAAGGCACTTGAAAAGAAATATGGTACAGATAGTTCTAAAGGTGTTGAAAAAGCATTAAAAGAAGAACTTAATGAAGATGGACATAGTGATGTTCCATCAATGATTAGAAAATGTAAAACAGTTATTGAAGATGCAAATGAGATTATGAGTAAACTAAACTCTATGGACAAGGAAGGTTCACTACCAACTTGGTGGACAAATAAACTTGCAGTTGCATCAAACAGTATGAATAAAATGAGAGATTATATTCTTAATCCTATTGACGAAAGTGTTATTATGGAGAAAGATGGTGATATTGAAGATATGAAAAAAGTTGTTGCAGAACTTAAAGGTGCATCTAAAATGCATTTAGGTCAGGCAGTTCGTATTGATAAATTAGATTTAGAAAACAAAACACTAGATACTATATGTGATGAATTAAGAGCTGCATCTAAAATGCATTTAGGTCAATCTGAAAGAGTTAAAAAACATATGCAAATTTTTCATAATGTTATGAAAGAAGGTGATGCTACTGATGCCGCCAAAGAATTGATTAATAGAGAAAAAGAGAGAATGAAAGATAAACACGACACAATTATGCAAAGAGCAAAAATTAAAGATGTTACTGATGCGAGTCGTGAGAAACAAGGAGAAAATTAATGACAAAGTATTTTGATACAAAAAATGGAACTTTGGAAAATGCCGTGTTATCTGTTTACGAGAAAAAATTAGACCCAGTAAATAAAAACGCTGTAAAGAAAAAGTTTGACGATAGAAAAGATAAAGATATTGATAATGATGGAGATGTGGATTCAACAGATAAATTTCTTCATAAAAGAAGAAAGGCAATTACTAAAGCGATTGAAAAAGAAGGTAATGCATTTACATTGAAACTTGCACAAGCAAGAAAAAACGGTGAAAATGAAATGGTCGTTTCTGGTAAAAAATATAAAGTAAAAGAAGTTGAAGAGACTGTTAAGGAGTTAAAAATGTCTAAAAATGAAAACGCATATTTTAGAGTTGATACTATGAGAGATGCTCTAAAAAAAGTATGGGGTGATGCAGTAAAAGAATCTGTTGAACCTAAAAAAGAATCTCTAGAAGAAAAGAAACTAGAAGATTCACCTAACCCAGCTAACCAATGGCATATGTGTGCAAAAAATGTAGTACACGAAAAATGGGGTAAAGGTAATACAATACACTCTATGCACGCCGACCCAGATAAAAAAGGTATGGTTGAATGGTATGATGTTTGGTTTCATCACGGAATTGAAAAACAAGTTCCAACTAAAGATTTGGAAATAGTTCACGAAGAAGGACACGAAAACCATAAAAAAGATAAAAAAGGCAAAAATGGTGAAAAACTTATGGGTAAAAAAATGCATAAGACTATGACTGGTAAACCAATGTCTGATGTAGAAACAAAAGAACAAAAAAAATCTTGATAGGGTTGACAACCTACAATAGTATGTTATAATAACAGAATGAAAAGAGAGGTAAAGTGAGAAATTTTTATGATGTTTATAATTCTACATTAACTGAGAAAGAGGAACTACCGACACTATTTTGTGATATGGATATGGTGTTGGTTGATTTTTTAAAGGGTGCTGACAAAGAAGTCGGTCAATCCTTTGTAAAAATGGATAATGCAAAAAGGTGGGCAACTATTCACAAGAATAAAACCTTTTGGGAAAACTTAGAGTGGATGCCTGGTGCAAAGAGATTATGGAGTTTCGTTAATAAATATGGTTCACATATACTATCTGCATATTCAACAAAAGATAGTAACTGTGTGCCTGGTAAAATGAAATGGTTGAGAAAGAATTTGAATTTAACACAGAGAAGTCGTATACATTTAGTAAGGCGTTCTCAAAAACAAGATTTTGCAATGACAAACAACAAACCTAATGTTTTGATTGATGACCACGCTAAGAATATTAAAGAGTGGAAATCAAAAGGTGGTATCGGAATACATCATTTATCTGTGAGTACAACATTGAACGAATTGAAAAAATTAGGTTATAAATAGTTATAAAACTATAAGGAGAAAACAATGAGTTTATGGAGTATGAATGATGGCTCCTCGTTGACTGGTACTCACACTTTTACAAATGGAAGTGCGATTGTACAAGCTAACGCTAGTGGAGTCTACAAAACCGAAGTAAAAGTAGGTGATGTAATAACTACAGCTGGTGGAGAAAAAGTGAGAGTAAAAAACCTTACACCACCTAGAACAGTTGCTACATCTTCTGTGAACGCAAGTAATGAAAGAATTACTATTACTGCACACGGATATACTGCAAACACACCTTTAACATATAGTGCAGAAGGTGGAACTGCAATCGCTGGAATAA